AGTTGGAGGATTAGTTAACAACAGATCTCTCCAATTAACATCCCAATATATATTAGCAAACGTTTTTAATAACTCGTCATGTGTATCAGGCCAAACTCTTAAATTATAATCATAATCATGTACAATTATTGAATTAGCGTTTTTTAAAAAATGCAAAATGCTCTTGTTTCGATCTTCCCAAGACCCTTGATCTACAAAAATTAAATCATATTTTTTGCTAAATTCCTCTTGTGTATATTTGTTGTCATAACTTTCGTGATAATAATATTTTATATTTGTAATGTTGCTGTAGTATTTTTCAATACATGTATTGTACCAATCGTAATCAGTTTCAATACTATCAACATTAAAATTTGGGTGGTTTTTTGCAAAAAACGAAAAAATACTACTACTACCAACACCCATTCCTATTTCGAGGATGTTAACGTTCGCTTGTTTCATCAACTCTTTACATCGTTTGTAAATAAAGGGAGTATGAGTATACCATCCCCATACATCATAATTTTTTCTTTGATTGGTATCTGAATATACATGAATATCTTTCAATTCGTTAATTTGAGTTATTTCATATAATGTATTATTAATTTCGTCGGGTGTCATAAAATTTATATTATTGGTTTACTTTTTAATTAAAACGGACGTGATTGATTTACCACGATGTATATCGTCACATGAGGTAGTATTGTAATATACGTTGCATGTACTAATTTGTTCTTCGATTGAAGAAAGGTTGTTGATATAAAATTTATTATTTTTTATGTTATTATTTTTAATATTTTCAATTAAATTTAAAGTTGTATTATCGGTTGCATCATCCGAATATCCATACTCATAGCTAGTATGCAAGTCCTCTAAAATATAAATACCTTTTGATTTTAGTCTTGGTAACATTTCTTCTAATGTTACTTGCTGTTGTTCCATTCCATGGCCTCCATCATCAACTATAATATCAAACTCAATACCAGGAAATAAATTCTGCATATACATTCTATCAGCTTGATCCCCAATACTTAAAATAAATTTATTATCTTGATTAAGATAAGATTTATCGATGCAATCGATAGCATAAATTTGCGCATTTGGAAAATAATCCCTTAAAGTAAAAATTGAATATCCTTTATCTATACCTATTTCTAATATAGACAGATTATTATCACGGAGGGGAGTAAAGTACTTGTCATATATTTCCGTAAATCCGTGAAAGGTCGCCTTATCAGTTCCGTGGTGTATTCCAATTTCTGTTAATGTTTTGTTTCTCATAATTTAGTTTAAAATAGATTTACATTTTGCTATAAAATTAGTGCTACTGTTACGTATTTCGAATTGATGATATAACACATCCATATTGTTATGATTATATGTTGTGCCGATACCAAAATATCTATTATCTTTTAATTTCCATTTTGGAATTTCAGAAGATTTTGCCTTAAACAGCTTTACATTAATATTATTTTCTTCACACAACCATGTTAATTCTTCTCCAACATCGCTTCTATTACCTTGTTGCATTAATGATGGATACCCTAGATTTTTAAATAATGCTGTAGGAAAAGCCAAGCATGCTGGTCCTGCATAAAGGTGATTTAGTGGATTACAATTACACATCTGTTCTATACCTATAATACAATCATCATTTTTTAATTCATCCAGAATTATATCATATATATTAGAAACAAGAGGTATACAATCAACGTCAAAAAAGATGATATATTTACTGTTACAATTTTTAGCAGTCTCGGTTAAAAAGTCTCCATGGTTGGAGTCAATGTTAACTTGAGTAATAGGTAGATTTAATTTTTGAAAAACTAAACGTTGTAGTTTGCATACCTCATCCGATACGTTTGAATTAGCGTATGAAAAAGCTTCAAATAAGTTTGTATTAGTACTAGTCATGTAACTTAGTTTTCTATTTAATTCTGTCTATAAATATATTTTTTTTATATTTAAATTAATGTCGACAATAATCCTTCTGCTGATTTTTGTAATAAACCTGGTATTGTCCATCCAGATACTAATATTTTTTTAGATATAATTTCATTATAAAGGTGATCTACAGGGTGTTTATAATGATAGTTGTTAAGCGCTAATTTAGCTCCTTGCTGACTTATTATATATGCATGCGTACATCTCGTAAGACAGTCACTAGCAAAATAAGAAATTTTGTTTAATATTTTTTTATTATCTGGTATTACGTATTTACCTACCCACACGTCTCCAATCCATAATATATCGCCACTTTCAGCTTCTAATTCGGTAATACCTTGCTCAATAAATTGATGTATATTGGATACACTTTGTAAGTTTACATCATCTTCAAAAACTATACCGTATTCTATATTGTTTTGTACTATTTGCTCTAAAGCGTATTTATGTTTAAGAGAAAGAGATAATTCGCTACGTTTTATGTTGGAAACAACATTACTATCTATTTCTGATGGTAAAAATGATTCTACCCACTCTAATTGATAGGGGAGGTTGACAAAATTTAAATCCTTTTGTAAAAATACTTTACGATCAACAGCAGGCGTATGATGAAGAATAAAAATTTTTATTTGTTTATCACACATTTTTTAGCATAATATGAGGCTTATTTGTTTTGTTTGGTCTTAAATTATAATCATAAAACCAATTACTTTCGTTTTCTAATTGAATTTGTTCCCAAAGTTTTTTTATTACAGTAAAATATAATGCAATTATTCCTTGATCGTTTGTTCGAGAAATCATACACTCTTCTGCCAAATTTACAAGATCGTCAAACGTATTTGCATTTATAATAGAAGTATCATATAACATAATAGTTGTTTGGGGAAAGTCTGTGTGGAGATTATATTTTTTTGAAATAATTTCAAACAGTGGATCGTCGTTTGCAAATTGAATTGACAAATCGTAAGTATAGTCAGGATATGCATCCGAATGAGCCAAAAATTTGCCTGGTTTTCTTGCTTTAATAATAGGATCAATGGAACAAAATACTTTCATTCCCACATCCATATAAAAAATATAATCCCACTGCTTAAAGAATACGTTAAATAAGTTTAATTTGTGATACTGAAATTTCTTGCGTCTCCAGAGATCGTCTCGAGAAATTGAATTAAACTTTTTGTTAAATTCCTCTGTAAAAATAATATCAGGAAAATATTTTATAATAATATTATTGTTTAACTTTAACAGTGGGTGATTTAGTTTATCAGAGTTTACTAAATCATCTCCTATAACAACACATATATCTCCTACATATTCATAGGTAAGTATATCTTTGAGGGTTTGTATTAATCGATCAAAAAAATCATTATTTGTTACAAGAACTGTGCATATGTTATTGTCCATAAATATTTTTTTTCCAGTATGTTATATTTAATTCGGGTAAATTATCTTTCAATAACTGTTGAAAATTAAATATAGACGCGTTGAGAAAGTCTGCTGTTACCCTATACCAATCATCTACAAATAAAATAGGCAAGTGTTTAAACTGATTAAAACAATCATTATGTATTATAATAGGTATTGTTTTTAAATAGAGACATTCCCAAACTCTATGACAATCAATTCCATTACCTGGAGGACTTATACAAAAAATACTTTTAGATATGTTATTCAAATAGCTAGTTTGATCTACCTTACTGTTCATTAGTATACCGTTTTGAGAAGTTACGTGTTCTACATGACTTCTGGTTTGAAAATTAGTATATATATCGAAGTTTTTATAGACTAGATATTGCTTATTAGGAACCACGTCAATTGTTTGTTTGAGTAGTTCTAAATTACCGTGTGGATATTGTTGATTAGCAATACCTATAGGTAAAGCAAACAGTTTTTCATGGTTAAGAGCTTTATTTTGACAAAACCATTTTAATACCTTTTCGTCATTTAAATAATTATTATACTCGTTAGTAAAGGAGGAGTCAGAATTATGAGATATAAAAACATACTTGTTTTTTAGTAGGGGAAAAATTTTATTAAAAAATTTATCTAACGTCCAACCATTAACGAATATTACACGGGCGTTTTGAACGTAATCTGGCAACGTATTAGTAAAAGCGTTGTAATAAAATGTGTTATAGTTATTGTTCTGCTGTTGCTTGATTACAAAATCGCAATTACTCTCCCCTACTGAATCCCCTTCAGGTATAACAGAAACATCTGCCAATGCTTGAAATTTTTCTCCTGTAATAAAATCTTTTATATTCATAGTATTTTACATCCAAGATCCTGACCACATATGACAGCAGATCGTCTCTGGTTTAAGATATATTCTATAATCAGGGGATTTATTAATATCTGTATTTGGAAATGGATAAAAAAACGATGAAGGCATAACCACAATATCTTTTTGAACCTCGAAGATGTCAAAAAGTTTTCTAGTTAAAAACCATGGACCAGTCGTTGTAATAACATCCATTCCGTCTTTATAGCCAATCGGCATATCCAAATCGAGCATACGTGTTATGAGTTCGCACTTTGGCGTACATGCCATCAATCCGTTAAGCAATGTAGGAGTGTTGTCAAAGGATACTCCACAAAAAAATTCTAAATCTAGTAATTCATTAAATGGCTTTACCATAATGAAATCCGTATCAAGATATACCCCACCATATTCGTGTAGAATCTGTGCCCGCAACAAATCAGATTTTTGACCTGGATTAGGTGTTAAGTTGTATTGTTCATAATTCTTAAACTCAGGTAATCTTTCTTTAATATCCTTCTCCGTCCATAGGTGATATCTCCATCCTTCCCCCATATTTGTCTGTACCTGCTCGGTCATTTTTTTATCCTTATCAGGCATGTTGTCTCCTATCCATATTTGATGAATAATTCTTGGTATTTTTTCTTTTCCTATAGGTCTATTCTTTACCTCATTATACCTTTCTTCAATTAATTGCCATTTAACGAGATCGGTATCTAATTTATTATGCCTATCGTTATAATCTAACGATAGTTTCATAGAGTCATCAAATGTTGGCCAGTTTAATTTCATTTAAAGTCTATTTCTGATTTATCATTAAGATACTTCTCGTTAACATTAACATATGTTAGGTTTGGATTTATAAAAAGAGAATACATCGATACGTTTGATGTCGATCTTATTAGGTGTTGGCACCGAGATAAAAGAAAAGTATCTGTAATAACATTGAGACCTTTAACGTATCCTGATACGTTTTTAAAATTATTATGTATACTACATGTTCCGCTACCACGTATAGTATTTCTGTTAAAGATAAGCTTCTTGCCGTATATATCTTTCATGTAATTGCATGTATCAATACAGTCCGTAGCAAGAAATATTAAGTCGTAGTCGTTCACTACACGATCAATCTCAGTCTTAAAAAGTTCTAAATCGACTGGTACTTGGCTTGATGTAGTTCCGTATGACCCAATTAAAAATTTATCAGTTCTTCTTATGTGTATTCCAAGTACCTTGTTATTTGTAAACATTTGAAAGTGTGGTTGCAATATTTCATTTGTTTTATCATTTAGAACAATATAATTGTTATGAATAAAATTCATCGTCTTTCTAAAGCTTTTTTCCTTTAAAAGGGTCAGCTCAGTATAGTCCCGGACATAGTTATTTGATGGTTTATACGGATACGTTTGTTTAAAAAAATACTCCCAGGCATTATTTCCTTGTTCTTTATCAAAGTAGAGGGTGTTTATACCCCATTCTACAAACCATTCTTCGTTTTGTTCAATACATTGGGATATATGTCTTGCTGTATCCCCAACAACTCCAAAAAACCCTTTTTCTGTACCCTGAATTATTTTCATAATGTAATATATTTGTGGTTCGGGCTCTGTACTAGTAAATCAACAGTGTTATCTGAACTAAGTCTGTTGTTTCCTTTAGTTGGTATAGCATTAATAATATTGGTACCATCACTAAAGAATCCTGCCCAATAACTAAATGTACCTACACTTAATATCAAGTTGTTGTGTGACGCCATAAAACAAATTGTTTCCTTTTCGTTACCTATAAATATTTCAGCGTTGTGGTTTCTAACAAAGTATTGTATGTATTCGTCTGTGGGTGTATCCGAACAAATGGTAATCTTACCTGGATTATCAATTAATGATAAAGCGTCAATATAATAATCAAGAGGTAAAAGATCCGGATGATTTGTTTCACGTAAATCTCCGAGCCGTATATGCATTACAACATTATCATTCGGTACTTGTATTTTATTAAATCCATACCATTGTTTTAATTCTTCTTTAAATGGTGTATAGAAGTCTTTCTTTTGAAAATAACCATCGAGAATAATTTTACGCGGAGTTAAATCGTTATAGATATCTTCAATTTTAAAATTTGGATTGTTACTGCCTATAACCTGTACAGGGGTTTCATATAGTTGATATCCGTCTTGATTGTATACAAGATCAACACCATTAAGACAAAATTCATGATATTCTTTGGTAAAACCAAAAAGCTTAAACTTAAGTTTTTCGGATATGATCCTTCCAGTAAAATACTGACATAGTTGATTTCCATGTCTACATCCTGAAATAGGTTTTACAACAACACTCATATAAAGTTATATATTAAGACACATTATGATTTGTTCAACGTTTGCAAATAATTTAATATTTTGTTAGGAAGACACTTAAGAGCAAACACTTCATTATAAGCTTTTAAACCTTTTCTTCTCATTTCATTTTTCTTGTCTAATGAAATGCTTGAAATAATATCTTTAATACTACCAATATCGTTTATATGTATAGATATACTAAATTCATCCCAATCTAATTCGTCTTTGTATGGTTTCCATACAACATCGTCGTGAACATAAATAGGTATGGCTCCCAACTGAAGAGCTTCATAAAACCTAAATGACTGCAAGCCATAGCCTCTTGGACACAAAGCAAATTCCGAACGAGATGTTATATCGATAAAATTTGTTTGCTCTAAATCTGTAAAGGAAAAGGTCCAATTTCTAGGTTTTATATAAAATGACTTATCTGAATATAAGGCATTAAACATTTGTTCTCTTACTGAATGGGTGTTAGATCCGATAAATGAACACAATATATCTCTTGTTGAGATGGTAGGTTTGTGTTGTATAGGCGAACACACTAAAGGTATGGGTATACCTCCTTTGTTCCCACCAGCTGAAAATACTATAGTGTCTGAAGGAAGGGGTTCTTTTACTCCATCGTCATGTTGAGCAACGCAAAAAAACTTTTTATTTTTCGGTAGTGCATCGATATAAGGGGTTAAATTTAAATTATACCAATATGCAGTTGTCCAAAAAATTGGAAGCAATGTAAATCCTGTATTATCAAATGTATTTTTGTTTTGTATATAAAATGTATAAAAATATTCCTCAATATATTTTCCTACATGGTAGGGAGGATATGTAGGAAGATTATACGGTATTCTTACTTGTTTAAAGTCCAATATCATTTCAGGAAATTATTATTATTATAGTTATTCCTAACTGCTTGCAATAACTTAATTTTGTTGTCTACTCCAATTACCCAATTTGCGTGATGCATTACAATTCCTTTAGGTAAAGGAAACGAAGCCTGTCCCTTCCAGTGATCATAAAACATACCAAATGTAAAAAATTGAGGAGGAAGAAAAGCTCTTCTAACTGTTGAGTTATGAATTTTTAACGATGTTTGTATGGCTTCTTGGTCTCCACCTGGACCGTCAACAGATTGATCTCCATATGTTTTAATAATTTCCAGAGCTTTTTCAAACATACGCTTGGTTTCCTTAGTTTTTTTACAATAAAAAAATCCAGTACATTCAAAGCCGTAATAATCGTTTTGAAAAACTATATCGTGATTTTTTAATGCTTTAGAAGATAGCTTGCTAACAGAAGAAAAAAACTGAACATCTATGTCACTAAATATAAATGAATCATCCGAGGAATCTTCATCAAAAATTTCAACCATTCTTTGAAGTTTTTTTCCTGTTACTTGATTCCAGCCACTATGTTTAAATTCTGCGGTCTTACAGTCTTGAGGTAATTTGTAATGAGATATTTCAATATCTGGATCTACGTCTTTAATAGTATTAAACCAGGGTAAAAACTTTTCATGACTTTCTGAATATGCTGTATATATTTTCATAATTCTAAATTAAAATTTTTATAATATCCTTCTGCTGAAAAAAAGGTTTGCCATAACTTTCTATTAGAAGCAGGAGATATATTACAACTGGAAATCAAATCTGGCAAGAGGCTCATTTGATTTTCGTTTACGCTTATAATATGTTTGGACCAGTCTATTACGTTTTCGAAGGGAAGAACACAATCAGTGTTTATAAGCACTGGAATTCTACCAAAAGATAGAGCTTCGTAAAATCTATATGAAAAATTTCCAAGACCTCTTATGCAAAGGGAAAACGAACTAGATAATAAATTATTATAGAACAAACCTTTTGTTTTATGTTTAGAATCAGTTTGTGGCCAAAACATTGAGTTGTAAACCATATTAGTGTTATTGTATAAAGATTTAAACTTCTCAATAATTTGTAATCTATTGTTTCCGACAAATCCACAAAATGCAACTGTCGTGTTTTCTGCTTTATCCGGAAGGTCTATATACGACGGAAATTGATCTGGAATTAATGTTGGTAGACTCTTTTCGTTAGACAATTGTTTGCTTTTGTATAAAGACGTGCGAAATAAAACAAGATTGTTTGGTAAGTTATAAGTTTCTGCATCATCATCATTATAAAATGCTACTACCCTTTTATTGTGTTTTAGTGCGTTTGTACAATTTTGCTTAATACGTTCATCAACGTTGTTAAATTTAAAAGGTATAACAGCTATATCACATTCTTCTATAGAATTTACTTTAGTATGGTTCGAGTGGTATCTTAACTTAGAAAACAAACCTTCGTTCCAAATACCTACATGTTCTATAATTTTTGTATATATAGTGTCATTGACGTAAGGGATTACAGAAAATACCTCAGTAAACCCCTTTAGGTCTTCTACATTAAAATCAAAAAAATATATTTTCATTTATAAATTAAAATTTGCTATTTGTCTTTTTAAAAACGTATCTTTGTCAGCACTTTCGTATTGTTCATTTAATGAATAAAGTTCATCTAAACCTATGCCGGTTACGGAGTGGTGCTCGTGTTTTATAATAATTTCGTTAAAGTATTTTTGCTTATTGAGTATACTACCAACTTGTGTAAATTCAAGATCGCACCACAATGATTTATATTCTGGATTGTATATGTACCCGAACCTTTTATAATAAGCCTTGCCTAGAATACAAAGAGTATTCAACCTATCTTGTTGTACACCGTCATTAAACCAGACAATACCATCAAAATTGGGAAAATAACTCATCATACTATCTATAATAATAGTGTCATATCCTCGGGTTACTGGTATCATGTCATCTGACGCCAGTAATACTATATCAAAATTTTGATTTTCAATACCTGAATTAATAGCTTCTACTTTTGTTTTGTGATCTCCAAACTCGATTTTTAAATTGTTATATGTGGCGAGCTTTAATTTTATTTCAGAATTGTTCATGGTTTTATCATCGTTATCACAAGTTATTAAAAACTTAACTTTGTGCTTCCCAGATAACATTTCATAATAACGATCAAGCGTAGTAAAAAACTTTTCAGGTCTACTTCTTGTAGGAAATTTAATTAGTAAAGTAGGTTCGTCATATATAAACATATTTGATATATCTTTATTAATATAACTATTTTCGAGCTGTTTAAACTGGGTATATTTTTGTTCATATACTTGTACAAACCCTGGATTATTGTGAGTACCACCAAAATCAATGCCAGTATCTTCCTTGGAGGGGTCAAACTTATTCTTATACCAGCTCATTCCTTCTAGGTGGATATAATATTTGTTTGATAGATCTACATTTCCAATTTTAAGCTTAGCTGTTTTAACATCTTCGAAGAAGGTTGATCCAATATCATATATACGATCAGATGTAAAACTCTTTTTCATTCTATCCTCTTCAAAGAATGTAATATTGTGTTGCTTGATGTGATCAATGTTTATAAAGCAATGCCAAGGATTTACTCTATTAGATATAGATTTGCCTCCTCTATCTCCTTCAACTTTACCCATAACAGTTAAGTCCATTTCTACAAATTGTTTAAACATATCTGTATGATCTTTTAAAAAGATAACATCCGTATCAACCAATAAAGCGTACTTCGTTTTACAAAGTTTAATTGCTTCATTAATACCTTGACCATGGGAATAGCCAGGATTTTTAAAATATGGAATTTTATTCTCATCTAAAACCCTGCTAGTCTCATCATTCGTAGAATTATCACATACAACAAGACGCTGGGTTCTATTATGTACAGACATCCACGACTTTAGCATAGTTAAAGTAATATCAGGAGTGTTATACGAACAAGTAATAAGAGTTAGATCATTCATTTATTTTTAATGTGTTTAAGAACTGTAACAACTTCTTCTTGAGTATGTTGAGGAGTCATTGCTGGATACCAGCCATTTTTTCCTTTGTATATTTCAGCATTTTGTTGAACGTTATTCATCCATTCTTTTGTATTTTTAGATGTAGTACTATTTTCTATTGCGTCTTTTTGGGGTACAATAAATTTATGACTGTCAAATATATCAGCAAACCACCAAAAAGGAGGATGATAACCCGCCTTTATTATTTGGTATGTATGATCTACATGTTCCCAGGCATTCTTATACGTTTCATCAATAAATCCAATTTCATTTAATATTTGTTTTGTATAAAAAGAAAACATTCCTGTCACATGTGTATAGAGAGATATTTTTTGTGTTTTATAATCTACTACTAGTCTTGGATCCGGCTCTGAAGTTTGATCAAGTAAATGTCTGTTATGTAGATCAAAATTTTGAATATTTTGTTTGCGGTTAAACGGAGAACCAGGACCGTAATTAAAATGCTGTATACCAGAGACATTGCTTGCTTCAATGTATTGCTTAAAAACAGATGAATCTAGAATAACCATATCATCTTCGATGAGGAATATGTAATCACATTCCTTTTCACAAAGATACTTCAGGGCTTTGTTTTTTGACTTACCGACACCGAGATTAACGTCGTTGTCAATCCATACTCCCTGAGAAAGATCAAAATTTGTAATAGGTTTACCATCATTAACCACAACGAGAAAATCAATCGTTTGCTCACATGGTGCAAGAGAAACTAATAGATTACGAAGGTAATCTGGACGATTACAGGTAACAATTCCAACGCCAATTTTTTTGTTATTCATGAGAAGTAAGACACAATTTATATAATTCTAAACATTTATCGAGTACTTCCTTTTTAGTAGCTCTTGTTTCAACGTGTTCAACAAACTCTTCAAAAGCTGTTTCAATATCAATAGAAAGCTTTTTTACTTCTTTAGTATCAATCTGAGCCGTATCTAGAATATTAAACTCAGTTCTAAACTGAAGAGGGTTGTACTGAGTCAATTTAGTAATAAGCATGTCTAGTGTTAGAGTGTCTATCTTAGAATCTACATAGAGACTAATAATATTATTGGCAACTAGTGAAGGGAGGTCACTATACTGTTTCTGCAACATCTCTGATATTTTAATTCTATGATGCTTAGGTGTTAACTCATTTACTATAAACTCTGTAGTTAATTCATTACTTCCAAAATCGATAATGGACACCCCCTTCTGTTGACCACGATCTCCAAAATCCATTTCATAAGGAGAACCAAGATATAATACATAACCGTTTTCGTAATCTCTCTTTTCTCTAAAGTGAAAATGTCCAGTAACAACAGAATTTGCTTTTTCAAGAAGATTTGTGGAACTATCTCCGTGATCACAAATTTTTGTAGCGTTCATCTTAAAATTAACTATTTCAAAATGTCCAATAAGCATATCAACGTTGTTCAACACAGACACATCTGTTTTCCATGGGCAGAACGTAACCTTTTTTTCACCTACTTCGATGGTAGTGGGCTCAACAAATACATGAACCTTTTCATTTTTTAAAATTTCGATAGAGTTAATTTCTACAGTAGAAGATAAAAAAGCATCATGATTACCAGGAATCATATAAACATTAAAATCAGATAATTTATCAAAAAACTGTTTAGCTACATGAAGGGTATTAACCCCGATCTCGTGTCTGTCGTGAAATACATCTCCAGCAAAAAATATAGTATCAAGTTTATGATCAACCATCACTTGTCTAATCCAACTAGCAAGATCTAAAGCAATCTTATGCCACGTCTGAGAATCTTGATGGACTCCAAGATGTAGATCGGAAAAGAAAAGTACTTTATTTCTTTTAGGATTAATCTTCAAAATATCCATTTGCTGTATAGTCGTCGCTGGACTCGTGTCTAGTATTCTTACGAGAAGGAAGTTCTCCACTACAAATATGAGAATCATATACTTCCTCCTGATATCTTTTCAAAGTATCAAAATCTTTCTTTGACTTTTTAATACAATTCTGAAAAGCGTGATAAGCTACTTTCGTAAAATAAGAAAACGGGTTGTATCCTTCTCCACACTTAAATCTTTTTCTTCTTAAGGCTGTCATCATTTTGACAATCGCATCTCCTTGCATTTCGGTCTTAAAACTGTAACTATAAAAATTACGAGCTAATCCTAGTCTTACTGCAATCATTTGCACCATTGCAGCAAGTTCTTCTGAGAGATGATCGGTTTCGTAATATTTAACTATCAAAGCCTCCATCGCAACAGGATCGATATACACATCCTTAAGCTCTTCTTTTGTACGCCTAATTCTTTTTTGAGGGGCAGCAAGTTTTTCTGTAGCCATAATTTATTCTGTTTAGTATAACTTATATGTATTAGTTTTCAACCAATTTAGTAGAAATTAACGGTATTTTTTCGGATAAATACAGGCGCTTTCGTTCTTCAAAGTGTTTAAAACCATATGTTAAACTTACATCCGCTATATCAAAAATTGTAGCTATTTCTTTTGTATGGTGAAGACGGAGACTTCTACCAATTGACTGAATAATCTTGATACGAGCCTTTCCGATAGCTGCAAATATAATGTTGTGGAGATTCTTAATAGAAATACCTGTAGAAAAGATTTTTGAAATAGCTATACATACTACTCCAGACGTTTGTTCCATGATTTGCTTCATCTTTTCCCTTTCTTCAACTTCCACAGAGCCTTGTACAAAAAATATTTGTTTATCAGTATGTTGTTTTAGGAATTCAAGTAAATGCTCCCCATGAGCAATCCTGTCAACTAGGATAAGAGTGTTAGTATCAAGTTTATTCAATAGTTTAGATATCAACGAATTTCTGTAGGGAGATGTTTGCAGCCAAGTGGTTTCCTCCTCGTATCCAGCTGTTGGATTGGACATGGAAGCTTTAGTAAACTCTGGAGCTGTTGTATAATCAATTTCTAAAGACACTACTCTTACATTTGATATATAATTTTCGTTTCTGAGATCAATTGACTTTAAGTGATATATTATACTTCCAAATATTCTATTAAGAGTCCATATATCAAATTTGCTTTCTGGAAGTGATCCGGTCAAACCATATATATGTTTGCATTTTAATCCCTTAACTACCTTTGAAATCGCGACTGCAGTAGAAATTTTGTGAACTTCATCAACAATTACACATTGAAATTTATTAAGAACACTTTTGTCTTGCTTTTCTGATAATAGTATTTGATTATTGGCAATAACAATTTTAGTGTCCTTAAACTCATGGTTTCCTGTCCACTTGGAAATTAAACTTTCATCTAACCCATATTCAATTAGATCTCCATACGTCTGAGATACAAGTTGAATGTCTGGAACAAGAATAAGGATATTGTAATCCTTTTTAAGAAGAGTAGTGTTGGCTATCAAACTTACAACTAATGTTTTACCAGCAGACGTAGGTAGAACAATTATTCCTCCTCCCTTTTGTAAGGCTAGTGTGGATGATTCTAACTGATAATCTCTAGGTGTGAGAGTTTTTAAAGGAATTGGTTTATCTGCAATAGGTTCGGCTTTTGAGATATTTAAAAATGCTTGGGAAACATTAATCTTAGCTGAAGGAAATTTAAGTTGTATCTGAGTACGTAACTCTTCGTAAAAAGGAAGATCAAAATACCCTTTATTTGTTATAGCATACTTTCTTACAGGTATATTACGACCAAGTTTTCGACGTAGAAAAGCTTGTGCTTTATCCTCAACAGAAAAGAGTTCTCTGATAGTGTTTAAATATTCAGATACTATCTTCGGTTTTCTTGCAACCGTGTCATAATCAAATAATACTTCCATTATGTTGTTTCGAGGGTTATAATCTTTGTAAGATTGTTCATGCCAAATTGAGCATCTCGGAAGTTTGCTTCTACTTTTGTAAGGTATTCTACGAGAAGTTCATTGTTAGCAATTTCTTCGTCGATTTTTTGTACCACTTCATGTGATGCAACGGAATCAGCTATAGTTTTGGCTGACAGCCCGACTGGAGATTCGTTTTGGATTCGAGCGCGCAGCTTCTTAGCTGCATCTTCCTTAAGCTTTTTTAATTTGTTAATTTCTTGTTTGTGAGTCATTAAGCGACCCACCCAATAGTGCCTGACTGCCGGCAGAGTCATTTGAGCATCTTTCATGTTAAGTTCATCAAATTTTAAAAATTCTTCAATCTTTTTATGATACTCTTTAAACAAATCTGCTACAGAATTTTCACTCATTTTTATATATTACACTACTTGATAAAAAAATCTACCAACCACCACAGGCCTACCTATTCCATTTTCCCCTTTTAAAGATTAATTGTATTCCGGTTAAGGAGATCTTGGGAGGGAGGTCCCCCCTGTAAGAGAAAACCTCCGAATCTGATTAATTGACTCCGTTTAAAGTGAGTCTCGGTCGGGTTAACAAACTTCAGATATCTTCTATCAAGCTCCCTCGGTTGTCCTATAAGAGCATTTTGTTTGAGCGGTCCTGGCAAGTGCCAGACAACGGTCACGCATAAAGCGCACATCGAGATGTGTTTTTAATTTTTTAATCGCTGATTCCTGTTTGTTTATCTCACTACTGAGACCCGCTATAACGCATTGGCTGGAACTATCAGCGATTTATGTAATTTAGCTTTGTTATTTGAATTGTCAACCAATTTTATTAAATAACATTATGGACTTTCGTACAATCGTAATACAAGTGCTCTCAGAAGACATGACATCCGGCGGTGCTGATTCAGTATACGGAAGTGGTGTAGTGAGCACAGAAACTCCTTTTAGTGGTGATAATTACGCAAAAGGGGATGCTCGCAACATATATGGTGGAGCCTTCCCTGGTGTTATGACTAGAAAAGGAATGGTCGGAAAGAGAAAGTACTCTTACAAAAAACACGCCAACAAGAAGCGCAAAAAGAAGAAATAGTGTATGGATCTAGGCCATTGGCATCTTTCAGAAGGTCTTGAATATAAAGAGAATGCCTTTGGTTTTATATACGAGGTTCATTGTTTGATTAATAACAAAAGGTACATCGGTAAGAAGCAATGCATTTCCAAGGTCAAACGACCACCTTTAAAAGGAAAGAAGAAATGCCGCAGATCGACAAAAGAAAGCGATTGGAAGACGTATACCGGCTCTTCAAACGAGCTTAATGCTGACATTGCTCGATACGGTAAAGACAAATTCACATTTATGATTTTAGAGTGGTGTAATTCAAAATGGGAGTTGGCTTATTATGAAGCTAAACTACAGTTTAAATATGATGTATTGTTTGATGAAACATTTTACAACGGAATTTTAAACATTCGTTTGTGCAAGGCTCCTAAATCTGTTTGCAGAAGGTAACAATTTTTTGAGTTCTTCGGTATATCCTCTTCTACGTGCAAACGAATGTGTTTTATGCTTCAAAAAGGAAGTATAATCTCGACATTCATTTGTTATGTATTTGAAGTAATCTTCTTTTGACATATGTCGATGATCTCTTTTTTTCACAGGATCAAGCACTCCTATCAATTTGTTTTTGTGTAAGTATTGCCAAATTTTGTTGTATTTTAACCTAACTTCCGCATACGTTTTGCAATTATTTATTATATATTCAATATCATTTAAGCCATAGCATTCCTTTAATAATTCTATATGTTCTACATGAACACTATCTATATCAGTTGGAGTTATTTGTTTTCCTGTAACACTATTTATAATATCAAGTACACCTTTAAATTGATGTTTAATATTTTGCAAGGATGTTTCAAACGAATTGTAAGAATTAAGTGAAGGTTCTCTTATGTTTATCAAAAATATTCCTAATCTTTTACATTGTGTTTTTTTCTTTTTGTCTTCAACTTTGCATCTTGCATTTGTATGCCAAAAATACGAATCATATTCGCATGCTAGTTTAAACTTTTCAAAATATATATCGATTTCCTTTCGATTATTCAAAATTGTTCTACAATTATACAGACACCGCTCTGCTAATATTGTTTCTAATATTTTTTTGCATATAAGTTGTTGTGTGGAAAATTTTTGCTTTATAAATTTATGTCTATATTTTTTTAAGTTTTTGTTTATAAACCACTCAAATTGTGGATATTTGGTTCTAAATTCTGTAATAGTTTTACATTCGGACATACAATTTTCTATATTTTTTACGTACGCCTCTCTTTCGTTTGCTTTTTTAATGCGATTGTTTTTATCTATTATAGACAAACATTTTGTTAGTATGTTAAGTCTTATGGCAACCACTTTTAGTCCGCATGTATTAAAATCGGTTCTATTTTGTATTTTTTCACACTTGTCTAAAACTTGTTGCTCTGTATATTTAGGAGATCGACCCATACGTATATTTATCTCAAATTGTTATACAATGGGATAAGTAGTTAAAACCTAAGAACTATGTCTACAGCAGCCAAAACCTTTCCTAAGTCTCGAGTTTGTGTTATTGACGTATATCCTGCTTTTGAACAAGGATTGAAGAAAGCAGTCGACTTTGCTTTAAAGCACGACATTCAACTCAATTCAGCTGACGGAAAAAAGGTAATTTTAGGGTTTTGTTTAGAATATATAGAAACAGCTTATACCAAAGAGACTAGTCAATATCCTAAAGTCCTTTGTATGGGATCTAAAGCAAAGAACGAAAGAATTGAAAATTTTATTGATAGACACTTTGAGGGTGTTATGAAGAACCTGCCATATCCGTATTGTGGTAAGATCTTCATTAACTCCCCTGACTTAGAAACAGCCGCAGCAAATAGTCTTAAAAATATAAAGACTAAGAGAAATTTTATTAAATTGGCTAAAGAATTGAGGTTAGTTCCTCAAACTTCTGCAGACAATAAAGATCCATCTTCTTCACCGTAGCAATTACCGTTGTCTTTAATATAGAGCTTGACTTGAGGCAAGCGCATATCGGGAGGACCGTCTAAGGTAATGACTGCTGGACAGTCTTCCTTCGGAAAGAAAGCTCCTGTATTTTTTTCGTAAGAATTTACTAACGCCTTAAAAATGTTGTCTATTTCTTCTTGAAATAATTCTTCCGTCTCCCTATTTTCTTTCGGAACGAGAGGGATCTCTTTTCTTGCAGGAACATAAAACACTACATCAAACGACTTTAGAGACAGAGCAGCAATTGTTTGACAATCAATAACAAACTCAGAGGTGAACGCGTCGGGATTTTTTCCATGATGCCAAAGTGTATAAGCAATGTTGTCAATAACGCAGCGGTCAAAGACTAAGTATTTGTCGTCCCCCTTGATTGCTTCCTGTACTTCATCTACAAGAGCGTTAAGAATAATTTTTTGAGTCTCCTTTGAAGCCTCTTTATTAAGAGTAAGGTTCTTTTCCTTAATAATGTCTCTATAAGACTTTTCGGGCTTCTTATACATTGGCCACTGTTTAAGTAACTCTCCAATAAGAGTGCTCTTTCCAACTCCTTGCGCTCCAATAAAAGCGATGCGTAAACCCTTAACTTCTTTTTCTTTAGTCATTAAGGGTATTTACTACGTCTTATTTATATGTCTACATTAAACCCCTAGAGCTTTATCGTAAATCAAAAGATGGAGTCTTGGACTAAAGTTGACATGCATCGCTTTTGCATACTCTACTACTGCAGGAGCTCTCTGAATATGCTCCTCACGAGAGCCGCAACAAGGCATAAACCAAACTCTTTGGAGAGGAACATTAATACCTTCACAATCTTCAATATACTTTCTCCAAATTTCTTCGATATCTCTGTCAGAAGTAATAACAAACTTAAATCCGGAATTATGATCAACATGCCATCTAAGAACTTCTGGCTTATAGGTCTTTTCCTCAGGATCACCGTTTGTAGTAAGCTTGGGCGAAGTTGTAAACGTAGCGCAGAAGTCAGTTACCCATTTTTCGTCTGGCTGAATTGTAGCATTGGTTTCAAAGTCAATACGAGGAGTAAATCCGTAACGTACAGCAAACGCTTCAACAAGCTTAAGAAGCTGATTCTGCTGAATTAAAGGTTCTCCTCCGGATAGCTTCCAAATGGCTCTATTGCGGAGATGTTCCACAAAACCATTGTCTTCCATCAACTTAAAAATTTCATCAAAGGTCATTTTATTCTTTACAGACCAAGCAATAAACGAATCACAACCATTTGGAGAGTCTGGAGATG